CCCTCAAAGCCCAGTGACACTTGATCTAATGCATAATTGGTCAGTTCAGTTTTACCGTCTTCGGTGTCTAGGTCTACCAGGATATGTGGCAGAAGTTCCACATTAGATAGATCATCGATTACAGGCCTCATGAGTTCAAGAATCTTGATTCGCTTAGACAGTGGTGCATTCCAGTAACCACGACTAAAATCCTCTAGAGGGATGATATCGAAGATATTGAATACACTGTCATCGGCTTGTACATTTTCTTTACGCCGTGCCTGCCGCATAAGTTCTTGGAAAGAGTTACCGATTACTTCGCCATCGAATACAAATCCATTCATCAACTGCGTAGGAATGCCACTAACACGAACAAGTTTGGCAAACTTCTTAGCAATTTGTTCTTCAATGTGTGTAAAGTTTTCGAAGGTCTTGCCATTCCTACTGTAGGAAACACTAGTAACTTCACCGTCATCAGTGGGGATAAAGGTCATTAGTACGCGAACACCATCAAGTTTGGGTTCTAGGCGCTTGGTACCTGACATTTCAGGGCGACCTTCACTGTTGGTCGCGAGTTGGCAACCAAATACGGGAATTTCGTATTCAGTACCTTTGCAGATTTTATTGATGGTTTTGTCGCTGACGCCAGCACGAAGGTCTCTGCGCAATACTGGAGCACAGATAGTATTCCATTCCAAACTGTCGAACCGTTCGCTTATGTCACTAATACGGTCACGTGCAGTATTTCCTGTGATAGCCCTTTTGTTGAGTTCAACCAACAACTGATTGAATTCAATCCAGGGGTTTTCGTTGTCAGTGTACCCGTCAGTGTTGGATACCTGCTTGACACCAAAAGTCACGTATGGATTGTAGCAAGCCTTAGTAAGGCCCAAAAACATTTGTGCCTCAATGTCTCCATTATTCGCAAGATCCAATGCCTGTCGAACAACACTTTCTTTATGTAGGCGGCTGTCGCTTTCGTTAAGACGATTCACCCAATCTGCAACCATATATGCTCCTTAATTTCTATGAGTATATCAAGTGTTGATTTACTTGTCAACCTTAACGTCATCTTGTTTTAGTATATCTACCAACATATTATGCCTCACTTTGTCTTCTTTCTTTTCACGATTCTTACTATGTGACTTGCCGAAAACCATGGTGTCGTAATTACGTGCCCATTGTACTCCTATGAGCCAGGTTTCGACCTCATCAAGATTGCCCACAAACACTTCTGCATCCCTAGAAAATACAGGCAAACTATTTTGATCTTTGGGAACTAATGCCATAACATCTTTTTCGCGGTAATACTTAGGAGTACGTATTTCTAGACCCATATCGTCTAGTAGACGTTTAATGTTTTCTATCCGATATATCGTTTTAATACCAATCATAGTTACACCTCTACTCGTTCGAAAGAAATAACCTTGTACTTTACACCTTCAAACAATACGTTGCGCTGAACCTCAGCCTGAACATAAAGTTTAAGCGGGGTATCTACCAAAACATAGTGAATGATAACCGTACCGTCGATACCGTACTTTTCTCTTACCAAAGAAGCCATAGCAAGATGTTGGCTGCGATTTGGTTGATAGCCCGTATTCTGCATCAGATAACCTTCACGCGACTGAGTTGGGTGCTGTTGTCACGATGAGCCTTAACAGTGCCCGCAACTTCGACGGTACTACCTGCTGCCAATTGTTGGCGATAACTGAAGAACACCGCCTGATCTTCTTTGGTGATACCAGTAATGAACCAGCACTGATAGTTCTGTGAGAAAGTAGCCTTGATAATATCAAGGGTAGTGCGCACCTTGCTACCTACACTAGCAACAAATCCACCATTTGCGCTTTGAATGCGACTGTTAATGTCATCACGCTTGACAATTCGTTCATAGCAAGACGGCAGACTAGTGATTACGGCAATGTCATAATTGCTGGTGATGTCATCACGGTTGGCAATTGTCATCGCGGAATTATCGAACTCATTCAGTTTAACACCAGCCAATACCTTGAACATGAAACCCTTGTAGTAGTCCCGAACAACATTGCCTCGATCACGATCAGTCTCCGACAACAGAGAGGGCGTAGCCAGCAACTGTTCTACGATGGTGCGATTAGGCTTCTTGGCAGGCTCACCAATTTCAAACTTGACATAACTGTCATTGATACGCTGGGCAGCACAGGCTGCTGCCCAAACATTATCAGCATTGAACTTGATCGCAGGCTTTTGAGTAGAACGCATTTTTTACTCCTAAAAATTAACCGAGAACGACAACGCGAGGAAATTCGGGCTTGTCAAACATATGTTGACCTTGCTGAGGCGCCGTGAAGTAATCGGTCTTGAACTTACGATCCTCAACGCCTTCCCACACACGCTTGATGAACTTTGCGCGAAAAGTACCCATTTCATGAACACCAACAACTACTCCAATCATGTAGCAGTTATCAATACCGTTGAAATCCAGACTCTTAACAACATCACCGACTTGCATATTCACTCTGCTTTCTGACTATGAATACAGTATATCAGGAAATGGATTTATTGTCAACCGAACATATCAAGATCAGCCTCGAGTTCTTCAATAGCTGCCTCAATATTCTTAATAGTCATGTCTCCTGCATCGGTGTCACCTAATGCGTTATAAACTAATTCTCGGGCTTCTCTCAGTTTGACAATTGCTTGGTAAAGTGGAGATTTCAGCATTTCGTGTCCTTTAGTTGACTGTCTAAGACTCTATTGTATGCCCAAATTGATTTATTGTCAAATAATCTCTTCGGCTAGGATTCTAAACCTTTTTAGTTCATTTGTCACGGTATGATCAGGATCCAGAAATAGTATCTTGTACTTGCGCAGAAAAACCATAGATCCTTCTAAAATATCAGTGATTTTGGTTTGGACGGTAGTCTTGTCACTATAAACCCTAGGAGAGTCTATAAGAATAGTATTGTTCCTCAAGTAAATTCTAGTATCTGCGCCCAAAAAGGCAGTTACCTGATTGCGTAATTCTTTACGCATAGCATAGTCCATGCTATTCCCAACCACCCCAATTTTTATTGTTGCGGTGTTTTTCTTTTCTCTTGTACTGATTTAGTAGTTCTTTTTTGCTAGGACTATATTCGTCCTCAAAAAAATCACGGTTTTTCGGCTTGCCGTCGGACTTCTTCTTTCGTCCGAAATCCAGAAATTCCTTCTTCATTTGACTTTATTGCCAATTATTATCTCGGTTGACAAACTTCGGCTTACGCTGATAGCCGTCCTTACGAGCGACCTTTTTTGGCTTAAAGGGGGAATCCTCGGCGAACAACGCATAGTGCATTCGCGGCTTGAGTACGGGAACAGTGAACTTAATCGTTTGCTTATTCATGATAGTCTCAATGTGACAATAACTAGATTATATAGTAATACTTATTTAGTGTCAACTTTGGAAGCCAGTGTTAGTTCAACGCTAGTAACATTCTTGATGATAAAACTACGCCAGTTTTCGGCTTCCAAATCATAAACCGACATTGTATTTTCATTTGACTTGCGAGGTTTTGTACTCTCAGTCAACGTTTTTTGTGGCAACAATGTTGGATCTAGTGTGCATTGCATGACTCGGTTAGATCCATCTTTCTTGGTGAAGGTAACCTTCACAGATGTTTCTTTAAGAACACTTTTCAACCAAGTAGAGAATTCGGACCAATCATTATCAGTCCAATGTGAATTATTCGGCGTCATTCTCTTCTTTCCAGGGAGTAATAAAAGTCGAAATCTTTTTCTCAGTTGGCCATGCTTTGGTATAATCGTTATCGATGTCACTTAACATCAACGCTTCGTCCATTGAAATGACACGATGGCTTACGATAGTTTCATCCATATGTTTCTGAGAAAACTCTTCTGCCTCCTTCATGGTTACCGTGTCCAATGCATAGTCGGAACACCCTGTGGGTACCTCCACTACATATCGCATACGAAACACGCTCACAGCCTCTACCAATACCAATTCAGTTTTATTCATGATAACATCCTTATTAATCCAATTGTGTCAATAGCAGTTAGTAATAGATAATTTACCAGCATCCCGAATGATTTTCTAGTATACGATGCCCAAGCATACATGGAACAACCAATTATCCATAGTGGATAAACAACCAATAACGGTGGGGTTGGTACTGTCAGTGCCATAGTAATAGAACAGCCTATGCTTATAACCCAGGCAACTACTTCAACACTAAACCGTACTTTATTGCTTTTCCAATCGTCACGAATCCATTCAAAAATACCGTAAAAAATATCGTTCATATAACTATGTTAACACTTATCGTATTTTCGTAATAGTGTTTTTGGTCAGTCTGACCTACAAACTCGTTCGCGATAAATCTTACCTTCACCGTCTTGAATTTCTCGCCATTCAGAACAAACCCGTGATTGACGCTCAATGATTACAGTTCTTACCTGTGGGTAAACTGGGATGTTATTAATCCTATCATGATTGCGTATAATCTGTTCCTGTCTTGCAAGTTCTCTGGCTTCTCTTTCACGCCTTGAGATTTCAGTAGCAATGACAGCACCAGTAATAATGACTACAGGTGCTACCCAATCATGGTTATGACTTCTATTAAAAGGATAGTGATTGATAGCATGGTTAGGTTCACTATAATGAGGTCTGCCATGATGCGCTAATGCAGGAGATAGCATACACGCAGACAGTAAAGATATAACCATTTTTTTCATAACGATCCTTTTATTATATAACGCATGAACTATTTATTCAGTTGACATGGTACGATTACGTATTACCTCAGTAAGCAAATTTTCTACCATTTGGTTCAATGTGATATCGCGTTTATGTGCTTCAAGAGCCAAATGTAGCAATTCTTCATCGTTTAAATCGACTGGAACTTGGACACGCTTATCAAAAGACTTTCCAGTAAAGATGGCATTTGCTTTTTCAAGAAAGTCCTCTTCTACTTCAAGGTCGTACCACTTCATATCATCCCATGCAGTTTCGAAGTTGATACCGCGCTGAGTACACTCTTTCTTCAAATTGTCGAGGATAGTGGGTTCAAAATAGCGATAACGGTACTCGTCGTTTTTGTCATTGACGTTGGCCTCATAAACCACAAAGGTATTTGTATCATATAGGATACTGGCATGTGCAACAGGTGATTCGAAGTCTAAATATCGTGCGTTAGGACCCAGACAGTCCCAACCGAATTCAGACCCACTTGTAATTTTGTGCTCAAATGCCTTGATCGCTTGTTCAATTTTCATCTTTGTTCTCCTTATTTACCATATTCAACCAAATTTTATTGTTTAACTCATCGTATTCGACGGGCACTCCGTTAACGGTATGAGGTTCGTTAGGATCAAAATTCATTCCTAAAGCCTTCATAAGTTTGTGCTTTACTAACAGATTAGGGCTACGGAATTTTTCTGTATCCTGAAATCCCATCATAACACCGACTTCGACTACAGCACCGCTACGGCAGATTCCCGCTACACAGTGTACTACAACATTCATGCTGTTGTCAAGAGCATGCTTCAAAAGTCGGGCAATTTCCTCTGCTTGTGCATCCGAAATTTTCATTTCTGGCTCAAGAACAAAGTCGTTTTCTTCAACGTCAAGGAATTCAAATTTATGAATTTCCTTAAAATTAAACTTAGGTTTAGGCCACCAGCTAGGGCAGGTGTCCATAATTTGGATCAGCATGCTATTAGGACCAGCATCGTGATGCCAAGCCTTTGGAATATCATCTGCTGCTACATTTTCAATCCACGCCATTATTTTCTCCCATTAATTGGTTTCCAGTTTTGCATTCTCTTGTAATATTCGTCCATCATTTTCTTTTCTTCTTCCGGAGTTTTATCACGGATTAGATCACGATTATGAGTGTGACCATTGCGTTTGAAGTCAGTGTACGCTGTACGGAAACTCATTCTTCAACTCCGTGGATCAACCCGCAATTAGGTAGCCCGCAAGTTGTGGTAGGATTTTGTAATCCGCATGTGGGACAACTGAATACTTCTTCCTCCCCGCCCTCTTCAATTCCGAAATGTTGTTTAATTTTCAACTTGCATCCATCTATTGCTAGATCGTATGTTGGTGTTTCTGGCCATTCTATTTTACCCACAATATCACAACATCCAATGCAGTCTTGCACAATCAACTCGGCGAACTTTTCTAAGGTATCAACAGATTGAATCCAGTAGTAGCCTTCTTCTTCCTTGATGATACCCGTTTCTACGGCAAGTTCATAGATTCGTTTGTTCATGTTACTTTGAGTATGTTGTTTGCTTACAGTGTTTACAGACGTACCAAGTGCTCGGTGGTAATCCATTACGAATCCACTTATGATCATAAGTAGGACTTTTTTTACATTTCTCTTTTTGAACTTCTTGCTGTTGTTTAGCGTAATACCCCGAATCAATAGTGGAACTCATTCTTCAACTCCAAAATTGTCAACGATGTCCAAGTAGACAATTTCCATACCATAGGCGATGAGGCGGTCTTTTTGATCACCTTGGTAGCGTAGAGTAATTCGCTCCTTCAGATCGCCTAGGCACTCTTTCACAATCAACTCGGCGAATTTCTCTTCCATAGGACTTAGTGCAGTCTCGGATGGAAACTTTAGTCCCGCCTGTTTTGCAAGTTCTAAAAATCTTTGGTTCATGTTTTCCACCATTACCATGAAATGTGTATACCGTAGTTTTGATGTGCAGGACCTTCCCCATTGTCGTCTTGCAATCCGCGCGGAACGTATTTGTCCCCATAAAGTCTAATAACTGCCCCGTAGCCCAATTCTCTGAGTCTAGAGACGATAGCCTTTTCTAGAGGCGTAGTATCTGATTGTGACACCGTCCAATGTCGTGTGTTACCAAGATAAACAATAGTCGAGCGTTTACCACCTTCGGCTGCACTTTTCACTGCCTGTTCAACGTTGAGCTTCAGATAGTCGGCGACTTCGGCGCCAGATTTATCGTAAATCTCTTTTGCTTCGTTTGCTGTAATCATTCTTCAACTCCGAAATGTTCTAAAATACCGCCAGGTCCGTCGTATGCTAATGTAGCACATTCCCGAACAATCAGTTCGGCAAAATTCTCCAACGCCTTGCGATCCATTAATGCGTTTTTATCATCACCATTATAAAAATAGTCCCAGGCGCCGGAAAGTTCCATTAGTTCCTTAATTCGTTCGTTCATTATTGGCTCCATCTATTAGATTCTAAATGCTTTTGTAGCAGTTCTTCCATCCACTC